AGTATCCTTCATCCCCAAGGACTTGCTGTAAAAATTCTAAATTGTTCATAGCCACCCAATGTTAGGCGGGGTACTTGCATGTTCCTTAACTAACCTTCATAGGAGTACAGGCTATTTAACGTCGCCGAGCCGACGTACTACTACATGCGTTCCCCCAAAACTTCTAATTATCAATCATCCCATTCGCCAACTAGGTCTTCTAGTTTAGGCTCGTTACCAACCGCAGCTTTCTTCGGTGCGGCTTTCTTGGGTTCATCAATAACTTCTTCTACTTCGGCTTTAGGTTTGGCCAACGCTGGTTTCGGCTTATCCTTAACACCATCTGTCTGTGCAACCGTTAAGGTAATAGCGGCTACTGCTTCCTTGGTTTCTTTAAGTTCTTGTACTTTTAAGAACTCATCCTCAGTTACAGGGCGCACAGGCTTAAATACTAACTTAGGTGTAGGGCTTGCTGTGTCAAACCGCATCTCAGTAACCACACCGGTAATGGGGGTACCGTGATTCTTGAGATGGCGAGCATATGCCTGCAGAGGTAGCTTACCTTTTTCACCATCACCAAACACGGATGTAGGTGGCAGTACTAATTGGTAAACTTCTTCTTTATCAATTTCGCCATCGATTACTACTGCGAGACGCTGTTGATAACGGCAGGCACGGCTTTCACCCTGACCAGAACCTTTGATGTTTTGTGGGCAGTTCAAGCAGGTGGCTGATTGCTTGTTTTCTGCCTTAACTTTCTCATCAGGGCGTTGGCTGTCGGATGACCAGCAAGTTGGGGATACTGCTTCACCTTCGGTATAGCTACCAGCATAGTAGATGCGGGATACTTTCGGTGCAGCTTTAATAATTACCACGTTCATAGAACGCTCTTCGGATACACGGTATTCTTTACCGCCGATAAATTCACGGAATACACCGCCTTTAATGCTAATACGACGTGCACCTAAACCACCGCCATCACTTGTACCAGCTAGTGCGTTAGTTGCATCATCTGCAGTTGCCTTTAAGTAGGCTGGCAATCCGCCTTTGAATAGAGTCATTTCGCTCATCATTATTCTCCTGAAATATAAGCGCCAATTTTCTTGGCAATATCAATAATACTATCTGAGTCTACATCTTTGGCACGTGTTGCAAAATCGATACACATTGCTCTGAATTGCTTTTGCATTTGTGCTTCTTGCTCTGCTTTTACTGCTGGGTCTACTGCTTGGATTTGGTCATCCATGTCATTCTCCTTAGATATCTTCGTCAGGGTTAAAGTTTAATGTTAGTTGGGCATCGTTCGGGTCAGCATTAACCGTTAGACTTCCATCTGCTTCTTCTCTTACTAATTCACCGCCGCTTAGTTTTCGCAAGGCTTGCTCCACTTCACTAATTTTGAAACGATATACACCGCCAATCTTTAGTGCAGGGATTAAGTCCTGTCGAATCCAACCACGAACAGTCGATACGGAAACAGAGAAGTGTTTCGCAATATCTTCTATTGGTACAAAGGTTTCATCAACCATCTTATTTCCTTTTTATAGTCACGGAATACTCCATGTTTGCATTAAGCCCCGGCGGAAGCAAGTCGGGGTTTTCCTCTAAAAATGCCTGCATATTAGATTGGTTAATCGCTTTCACTAATAATTCAGGCACACCATGTTCAAGAATAAACTTGCCCATAGATTCCCAGTCTGTTGTTGCATACTTCGTCTTAACGGTTCGATACACAACACCAGCATCAGTCCTTAAACTTTCAACTCCAAGGTCTTTCATTTGGTCGAGGATGGCAGTCTTGACAGTCTGCATATCGTCTTCCAACTTCCCGATCTTTTGTTTAAGTTCGTGGTCTAATTCACTCTTCTTTTCCCGCATCTTGATGTAGATACGAGTAAGTTTTTCTATTGATACTCCTTCGTTTTCCATCTCATTCTCCCTATTAAACATTACTTTATTCAAGTAAATTCTTGTAAAGCTCAACTAACTTTACGTGATCTGTTATACGGTTGTCAAGCATTTTATACATATGTTTTTCAGCGTTGCTTCCTTGCAACCTAACTACCGTAACTGGATGCTTCTGTCCTGCTCTATGCGCCCTTGCATTGGCTTGGGCATATGTTTCTAGGCTTGGGGTCGGCCCCCACCAAACAATCGTGTCAGCGGCCGTTAAAGTGACTCCATGAGCCGCCGCTAATGGCTGGATAATTAGGATGCGTGGGTCAGGTTTTTCTTGAAAATTCTTGAAAATCTCTGTGCGTTTGTTATGCGCCACATCACCGTTAATCACCTCGGTACTAAACCCATCTAGTTCTAGCTTTTGGGCTAGGATTTGGATAGTGTTTTTAAACGGCACGAATATCAAAATCTTTTGCTTTGTTTCGTCAATTACTTCCCGCAAAACTTTATATCGATTAGTTATATCAAACTCTAGTGTTTCGCCTGAATCAGAATAAACAGCACCACAAGATATTTGTAGGAGTTTACTCATACCCACTGCAGCATTTACCGACGTAATTTGTTCGCCTGCTGTGGAAACGACAAGTTGCTTGCGTAGTAGTTCGTAGTATTTCTTTTGTTGTGATGTAAGTTCTACATCACGGGTTACATAAGTTTGTTCAGGTAAATCTAGGCATTCTTGTTTAGTGTATCGGATTGCTGGTTGTAATGCTTCAAATACAATTTGGTCTGCGTTTGGTCTAACCACCCAACGGAACTGCGATACTTTATACATCACCATATCTTTGAATGCTGAATAGAACCTAGGCACTCCTGTTGGATTAACTAACTTAGCTAAGCCGTATGCGTCTACGGGTGACTGTGCGGCAGGTGTTCCTGTTAACATCCATAACCAAGTCTCTGGTTTCAAAATTTTGTTCAGCGTTTTCCAGCGAGTCGTTTGGGCATTCTTGTATGCGTTCGCTTCGTCAATGACAATCAAGTCAAAGCCACCTGCTACTATATCGTCTTGTACGATTTCCACCCCATCGTAGTTGATGATGACAAACTCGGCAGTAGAGTTAATAATCCTAGCCCGTTTCTCTTTGCTACCATAAGCTATGTCGACTTGACGGTGCATGGCAAACTTAAATAGGTCAGCCCGCCAAGCAGAATCCATAATGGATAAAGGGCAGATAACCAATACACGCTTGATCTTCCCTGCCTTCATCAGATAATCAGCCGCCCATATAACCGAGCCTGTCTTGCCTGTACCCTGTTCGTTAAGACAAAATGCACGTGGGTTTAGTGTAAGAAATGATGCAGTATCTTTTTGATGTTCAAATGGTTTGTGCATCCCTTCCCATTTGTATTGACCGATAATCGGTGATGGTACGTTTTTTATACGCAAGTTGCGTAGTACTCTTGCTTCGTCTAATCCCCAGTTGACTACCACTTGATTCTCCCCAATCTGTTTGCTCTTGGGAATGACGGTCGTAATCTTATTTGGGTTACGTAAATTCAGCAACAATGCTTTGTTGTCTATGATTTCCACACATTCTCCAATGAAGCGAATATCAGGTGAAAGTGGTCTCCCACTTCACCCATCTAATTTGTACTACTAGTTTACTACTTTTTCTTAGCTTTTACAACTTTACTTTTTTCTTTTTTACTTATTTCTGAAACTAAATTACTTTTTGAATCACGTCTAAAGCTACGATTCTTTGACTTGCTTTGTACAGTAAATCCCTGCTTGTTTGAACCACCAAGATCAAGGGCTTTCTTGTGTGCTAAGTCTTTACCTTCTCTGCTTTCGGCAGTTTTATCTTTATCTTTCGGGTCATCGTAATGAGCCTTATCATATGCACGACGCAAGCGTTGACGTTCCATACGACGTTCGAGTTCACCACGAGCTTTTTGTTGCTCGTACTCTTTCTTATACGGTCTTGGTTTGTTTACATATGGCATATTAAACCCCTAGTTCTTCGTCTTTAATTCTAATCATAACCTTAACGAGTTCTTCTTCCGACAAACCGAACTCTTTACCTACTTCAAGTTGTTTTTGAGATATATCAAACTGATATAGCAGTTCTTCTTTAGAGTCCATTACCCTAACCGTTTTCCACACCATATCAGTTCCTTCCATTGTGGGGGCATTCCAACACCAAACAGTGCTTTCGGCACAGTCCACTTGGTCGTGGATTCCACACATTGTTCTCATAGGCGAACTTCATACGGTTATATTCTGTCAGCCACTTAGCCCACATTTTATCCTGTTCTTCTGCGTTATACGAGTCCTTTATAAAGTTCTTGCTAATAACAAAGAATAGTGCGCCCTTTACTATTTTTAATTGGGGGAAGTGCTTGAACATGGCAAGTGCCATCAACTCTAGCTGGTCAGTATCCGCATACTTAGCGGATTTTCCTGTCTTGTAATCTAAGCATTTGGCTTCTTCTCCGTTGATAACGGCTAAGTCTGCCACCCCTCGCCACCATACTTTAGGGTCTTTGAATCCACAGGGTTCTAGGTTCTCGGTTAAACCCATTTCCAACTCGCAATGTTTCTCACCTGCTAATTTGTTTAGGTTATCCAAAGCTGGTTTGGCAAATGCAAATTGTGGGGGTATAGGAGTGCCATCTCTGATGTATAATTCGGCCGCTTCGTGGAACTGCTTACCGTATAAGATAGCATCCGTTGGTGGTTCTTTGACATCTTTTGCTACACGCAAGTGATAATACTTTTTGGGGCATTGAACAAACAACTTGATGCTTGAATACGACCACGCTGGCAGTTTCATTTAAAGTCCACTTCTATTTCGTAATTAGGTTTGTCTGCAAAAATAGGCATGCGAGGGTCATGAAAGCCGTACATAGTGCTAGGGATAGCACCAACTCTACTATCTATTAAACTTTCTAGTGCCTCTATCATTTCCTCTACTGTAAGTGGTTTATTTTTACTCATTGAAGTCTACCTCTTTTATATAGTCTTTAGGGGCTTCACCAATTATTTCCCAAAGTAACTTTGCCGCTACAATTTCTTTAGTTCGACCCATCGCTTCCGCTAGGTGTTGAGTGTATCGTCTGTGTACTTCCTCGTGTTCCTTCAGGTTTGTCGTGTCCAAAATCCACCTCCTTTATATATGTTTGTGGGTCAAACGTCGCATATGCTTCTTCAAACAACTGATTTAATGCTGGCATTACTTCTCTTAACAGGTCTTTCCTAGATATTATCGCCACTTAGTTCTCCCGAAATATGAGTTAGTAATCTCACATCCACAAATGCGTTCATCATATACTCATGTGCTTCATGAAAGTGTCGTTTGTTCATAGCGTTCTCAAACTCTCGTAAGTTCCGTCTAGCCCTTAGTAAAAAATCTGCGTAATCAAATACTTCTTGTTGGTTCATATCAATGCCTCTTCAAATTGGGATAAGTCTATTTTACGCACAGGCTTGCGTACGCACTTAAATGTCCAGCCTTGACGGAATGCGCAGATAGCTAGGGCTTCTTCTTGCCTGCCAACTATCCGCATTACCTCGCCACTTTCGTCTTTAATTACATAACTCACTAACAATCACCATAGCTTTTGCCGTAACCTGATTCACAACTAACAGGTAAACCATCCGCCCAATCAGGTGTCCACTTCATGCACTCCTCAATATAGGCTTGGGCTTCTTGTACTTCGTCTTCCTTAACTATACAGGCAATTGCATCGTGTACCGTTAAAACAACATCATACTTCTTAGCTATCTTTATCATCTGCTCACCGATGATGCAACGGGCTAACGCTTGGCAGACATTCTCGATAACTTTACCACCGTATATCTTGTTCCAACCGTAACGGGTCTTGTATTGATATTGCAGTTTGTTGCTTTCGTCTTTAACTGCAACGAGTTTGTCGTACCGCATATATAATCCGCTTGGTAATCTAACTCCACGTTCGCTAGGGGCCACAAATAACACACCTTCTTTACCTAAAGATGTTGTCATGCCTTTGGTTATAGCATCGAGGGACTGTTGTGCTTGTCGCCACAGAGCAGTAATCTGAGGGTATGTGTTTCGGTAGACTTCGATTATATGCCGTGCTTCATCTTCTGTAACTTCTGCCCCAAAAGTTTTAAGCTGAGCTTTGAATTTTTGCGCACCCATGCCATATCCTGCCCCAAGGATGGTCGTCTTACCCACGAACCGTTCTTCCTTAGTGACTTCTTCGACTGCCTTAGAATAGATAGCAGATGCCATGATTTTGTATACGTCTTCTCCATTCTTAAATGCCTCCACTAAATCGTTTTGTCCAGCCAACCACGCAAGCACACGGGCTTCAATCTGCGCTGAGTCAGCATCAATAATTACATAACCTTCAGGTGCTTCGATAGCCTTCTTCAGCTTACCTGCATTCGTACCCCTGCTTGGTAAGTTCTGTAAGTTCAGCGAGTCGCTACCACCCCATCGCCCTGTATGAGCCGCATAATACTTGAGTGGGACTGGCATCAACCCTCGCTTGGCGATTCCAATAAACCTTTCAGTACGAGTTTCTTCAAGCGTTGATTTCGACCCGATGCGAGCCGCTACTAAAGCCTGCACTCTTACATCAGGATGTTCAGACAAAGCCTTAAAGTCTTCGTCGTTCTTAGCCAAAGCAAGGGCTTCTTTACCCGTCGTCGGGCTAATCTTCATAGGTGGTTCAACACCTAATTGTTTTAGTAACTCAGCAAACTTCTGATTGCTCATCAGTTCTTCACGACTAGTAATGCCAGCCTCTATTAACAACTTAGCCTTTGCTCTTCTTACATCGTCGTAATGCTGTTCAAGCAAAGTAAGGTTGAGGTCTAGCTTGGGTTGACAGAACATCCGCATGGTTAAATCAATCAGCTTCATCTCCGTTTTAGGGAAGCCTTTGTTAATCATGAGATTAAATAGTTTGTAGGTAAGTTCCACATCGTTAACACAGTAGTCACCGTATCTATCAAGATCTTCTTCTGTGAAGTCTAACCTTCTTTTCCCGGTAGCGGCGATAACTTCATCACCCTTAACACCTAGTTTGTATCTTTCTACTAACACTCCTAGGCTGCCACCAACTTCGACACCATGCAACGCACGAGCCATAGATAAAGTATCGGCATATATCTTGGGAGCAATACCAAATCGTTCGGAAAGAATGAAGCCATCAAACATCATGTTGTGTGCCACGCACATAGAGTTCTTCCAATCAAACCCTTTTAGGTAGCTTGCTAATTGCTCATGCGTACCGCTAGCCCACTCGGTTTCACCGTCGTCTACTTTGACTGCCACACCAATAACTTCAAACCTGTCGTCACGCACATACTCTTCAGTCGTTACTTTCGACAAACTGAATGTAGACTTATCATAGTAAGTCTCAAAGTCAATCGTTATTATGCTCATACACCCACCGCATTAACAACTTGAGATACGACTTGCTGAACATACTTAATATCGTTTGG